GATCGAGGGGTTGCTTGTACGAATAGTACAGACCGCCAGGGAAGTTGGAGAGCACGTTTTGATTGTTCAGAAACAGGGTCGCATAGTCAATCGTGTCAATGTAACGCACGTTCGCCCCGTTAAAGAAAGTTACGGGTGTCGCTGCTTGTATGTATTTGGTCGTATAGCCGTAGGCGTATCGCGAATCGTAATAGTTGCTCAGTTGTGTCTCGTACTGTTGGTTACGTACAAACCATACCATCATCGAGACTGGGTAATTGGCAGTTAGGTTGAGCCGCGTCAGACCATTCTGATACGGCTGAACCGCCTCAGACCAAACGCGTGGCACTTTGAATTGCAGCTTGGTTGTTTGGTAAAACAGACGCTCTTCGGGCGTAAGCACAATCTCTTCGATGAGTAGACGAGGGTTGATCATGTCAATGAGCCCGTTGGAAACGTTGGTCGGTGCGTTTGTAATCCACTGTGCTGTGTTGAATGTGAACCGGACAGAGATGACGGACCGCGAGACGGCACACATGGGAAAAAAGGGTTTCTCGAGACGCTCCTTGACTTCGTCAGAGTGCGTGTGTCGCCGACAAAAGAAGAATTCGAGTGGGATTATCAGATTGATAGGCGTCGTCGCAGGGACGTTTGTGCCTTCGGGGTACCCACCGCTGATCGCCTTGTACATGGCGAATCGCTCATCAGCATCGAGAAAGAGTTGGTCGCGAATGACGTACCAGTCATCCGTGATTGTTTCGTACGGCAAACCATCGACGAGAAACTCCACTTTACTGATCAAGGCACGACCGACAAGTTCAGAATATGAGTATCCCGATGGCAGAGCTGGTAGCGTACATTGGAGGTACATGTTTGACAGAAGATCACCCATCTCACGCGGAAACAGATCCACTTGGGTCACGGACCCGAGGTATGTTTGGCTTGTAAGCTTCAAAGGAACGGACAGACGTTGCGTCATGGCAAATGATGTGTACTGTGTAAACTTGGGCAGCCACATGGACTGACCTCCAAACAAGTACTTTTCCTGAGCACCAACAGCCGCCATGGACAAGAGTGCACCTGTGCCAGCACCTCGCTCGACGATCGTTTTGAATTCATTGAGTCCCTCGGACGTTTCGACGTTTGACCCGAGCTCGCGAAGCTCGGCCATGACGCCTTTTATCTTGGATGCGTCGTACGCACGTGGATCATAGAGCCCGAATGTCGTTGTCGCGTTTGAAAACACGTTGGACACAAAGGCATTTGACATTTGGTTGAATGTTAGACGCATGATTGAGCTCGGAGCCTGAATCAGGTTCGGTGCATCTGAGATGACCACGGCGTTTGAGACGTACGGAAACGAAATGGCAGGTGGACCAGCATTGATCACGGCATCGCCATAGACGTTCGAGTTGAATGTGACGACAGTCACGTTACCCGAAATGCCTGCAAGTCCAGTCACGGTCCATCCGGGTTGGATATCAGGTGCCGGTTCGCTCAAGTAGACAACAAAGGACCCGTCGTTTATCGTTGACGGTCCGTAAAAGCCACGGACACTTACGCTTTGAATCACACTCTGTACAACTGGAGGAGCTGCCACTGAAGGCGGTGTCGTCGGTGACAACAGAACACCTGTTGTCACGTTTATCGAACGTGAAAATGTGTACAAGGCGTTCGCCACGTCTTGTTTTGTTTGTGCATTTGCCAACGTGTCATTCATGACTTGGGCGGCAGATCGCACGTCAGCATTCAATGACGCTGTCTGGAGATATGTCGTGACGGCGTCATGGATGTTACTTACTGAGACGGAATCATCCGCCATCAGTTGCAATATGTTCCCTTGCAGGTCCATATGTCCTATAGTGCACTCAGATTTTGTTCCCACAAGTCAGCCACAGTCGATGCTTCGAGTTTCACGAGTTCACGCTGGTACTCTCGGATCCGCTCGCGCAACTTTTCCACTTCGTCGCGTGTATACTCATACGTCTTTGTGTTGAGCAGTTCCTTCGGATAGTTCCGCTGTGCCATATCCGCCTCGAGGTCTGCACGCTCGCGCCGAAAAACGACGAGCCGATCCTCGATGACATCAACGATGAAGTTTGCCTTGAGTTGGAGCGCCGCTTGTTCGGCCGTCAGTCGACGAATCAGGTGTGCTTTTCGCTTTGCATAGACACGCACACGCTCTTCGAGGTAGTCGCACAGAATCTCCTCTGGGCTTGCATACTTCTTGATCCCGTGTGGCGTCAACAGGTACATGTTCGACGTGTGAATCGTCTTGGTCACTTCGGGTGCTTCGTCACACCACACTTTGAAGTTGACGTGTGTCTCTGTCGAATGGTTCTCGTACTTTTGAACGGTTCCCTTTTCGACCAACTCGTCGAGATGTTCTTTCACGTCTTGTGTCCACTTGCCTGGAGGCAGATCCGTGATTCGCCACGCCGTTCCTTCCTTCTCAACAACACCTGAAAGGACCCATGTATGCTCACCTTTCTTTGTCACAGAGCCCGTAAACCCCTTGAAGTGCGGCGTCATAGGAACCATCGGTCTATCGTGGAGTGCGTTTCGGATATTCTTGACCAAGTCTTCGAGTTTGTACGGCGGAACATATGACGAAAACCCAGTCCCAATACCCTCTGCGCCGTTCACAAGTACCATAGGTACGATCGGGGCGTACCACTCCGGCTCCACCTTTTGACCATCCTCCTCGATATGTTTCAACACTGCGTCATCGCGCGTGTCAAAGATCTTTGCCGTGTGTGGTGTCAGACGCGTGAAGATGTACCTGGCACTGGCACAGTCTTTGCCACCCATGAGTCGCGTTCCAAACTGGCCGCTCGGCTCAAGCAGATTCAAGTTGTTCGATCCGACAAAGTTTTGCGCAAGTCCAACGATCGTCCCTTGGAGCGACGCCTCACCGTGGTGATATGCCGTGTGCTCGGCGACATAACCGGCAAGTTGTGCTACTTTCATATCTGACGACAGACCACGTTTCAGACAGGCATAGATCACTTTGCGTTGACTCGGCTTGAGACCATCCATCATGTGTGGAATGCTTCGATGGATATCCTCGGCCGAAAAGTTGGCCAAGTCTCTGTGAATAAACTCAGTCACGGGAAGCTTCTTGACGTTTCCGTACGGAACACCTGGTGGAGGCTTGGTCATATGTTTGACAAGCCACTCTTTGCGTGCATCCGCCATCGGCTTGGCAAATGCCAAAGACATGGACTCGTCCGTCGTGTCGTCCTTCTCAAAACTGACAGTGAGTCGATCAATCATCTTGAAATACTCCTTCGCCTCGGCGCTTGTCGATGTTCCGAGACCCTTGTAGTACTTGACTTGTGAGCTTCGGTTTCCAGACGCATGGTACGCCGCCTCCGTGAAAAACCAGTCTTTGCCCGCCTTGATAACTGGTGTCACCATCGCCACTACAAACCCAAGGGTGATGAGCTCGGGCCAAAAGTGATGAATCATGTTCAAGACGAGACCCTTGATGTGTGAGCCGTCCAAGTCAGCATCCGTCATGATCATCAACCGACCGTACCGAAGTTCTCTCAGGGAAGAATAGGTTCGACCATGTTGCAACCCAAGGATCTTTTTGAGATCCGAAAACTCTTGGTTGTCGGTCAACTGTTTCACGCTCGCATCTCGGACATTTCGAGGCTTCCCCCGGAGCGGAAAGACCCCGTACGCATTCCGGCCTACTACACTCAGACCAGCGACCGCAAGCGTCTTGGCCGAGTCACCCTCAGTGACAATCAAAGTACACTCGTGCGATTTGTGCGTCCCGGCCCAGTTGGCATCGTCAAGCTTGGGAATTCCAAGGACACGTGACTTTTTGGCACCGTCTGTTTTCTTCAGTTCTTTTTCATTTTTTGCAAGTTGCATTGCTGCCACGTCATCGGCAAGCCCACACGCCATGACCGCCTTGATACTTGCCGGTTTGAACGTGTACTCGGTCGTATCCTTTGAAGTACACTCCGTCTTGGTCTGGCTTGAAAACGTCGGTCGATCGCGCGTCGCACGCATGAACACAAAGAGCGACGCTTTGATTTGCGCCGGACGAATCTCCTTGACAGGCAGAGCAGCGACGAGCTGATTCACAAACCGATCGACGTGTGTTCCGCCTTGAAGCGTTGCAATGCCATTGACATATGACACTTGTTCAAACTTGCCTGTGTCCGAATGCGCAACAACAATGTCTGGTCCAAGTGCAACGGTCGGACCACCAATGTGCATCTTTGCATAGGCCTCAAACGAGTCGACATGGATTCGTTCGTTGTTCAAGTACACGTGTGCCTTTGTACACCATGCTGCTGCGTCCCAGACACGACGCTCGATGAGTGTCCGAAACTCGCTCGGAAACCGTGCGGCACCAAACTTCCTCCAATCCGGAACAAACTCGACTTCGACACCAGATGCCCCTTTGAAGTCCTTCATCTCTGGAGTGGTCACAGAGGCCATGTTGTTCGACCATGTCTGCGTGTACTTTTTGCCACCGGACACTACCCTCACAGTAAACTGACTCGAAAAGACGTTCGTGAGCTTTGCACCGTACCCATTTCGTCCACCGGTCGTACGTTCCTTTGAGTCGTCATAGTTTGATGACGTCAACAAGTGTCCGAAGATGAGTTCAGGGATCCACACCTTTTCCTTGTCATGCATCTTGATAGGGATCCCGTCACCGTTGTTTC